GGATGCGCTGAAGCTGCGTGCCATTGATGAGCGCGTTGCTGAGGTGTACAATATCGCCCTGCGCGCTAACATCAAAGACAGTCCTGTCGACGTCAAGGTCTACCGCAGTTCAGAGCTGCGTCAAACCATTAAGCCTGGTACGCTGCGACGCAGTATCAAAACCTTCCGTCGTAGAAATAAGGCCATCACGTTGGCAGGTCCAAAGACGACAGGACGACGTGGGGCAAGTAAAAAAACCAACCGCTCTGATGGCTGGTTTGCTTCCATCGTAGAGAACGGCTCAGGCTTTGGTCCATCACGCAGCAAGGGCGTATTTGAACGAACTAAGAAAGCGACATCAGGACGCATGAAGAAGCTACGCAACCGACTCCTGCAACAGGAGTTTCAACGTTACATGCGATGAAGGTAGGACTAGCACTTCACAGCCTATTGACAGGCGACACCGACGTGAACACGGCAGTTAGCGGCAGGGTATATCCTGAGCTTGCGCCTGAAGGGGCGTCCATGCCGTATCTCGTTTACAGCGTGGTAAGCAACACGCCTAGCGACGCCAAGGACGGCACGCCTATAGACGAGGCACAAGTCGAGATTTTCAGCGTGGCCAGTACCTATGGCAGCGCCAACGACTTGGCCGATGATGTACGTGCTGCACTAGATCGCAAGTCCGCCAGCGTAAGCGTGACGGAAGGAGCGATTGTAGTGCAGTCAATCCACTATACCAATGAGGTGACGGAGGTCAGTGCGGACCGTAAGACGTACGTTTCAATTCAAGACTATACAATTAGAATCAAACGATAATGGATCCACTGGTATTTATCTCCGAAAACTGGGCAGAGCTCGTCTTGGCCTGCCTCGCATTGGTAAAGGTTGTTGTAAACCTCACCCCAACAGAACAAGACAACAAGGTATTTGGGTACATTGACGTACTCATCAACCTCATTATTTCAGACCGCAAAAAAACCCCTAACAACGAATAACAATGGCAACTGCAGGCATCATTAACGGCTCACAGTATACAGTCATGTTTGACGGCACGACGCCTGTCATCGCAGACAACGTAACTGACTTGAGCGTTTCTATCTCAACTGACACGCGAGATACTACCACTAAGAACAACGGAGGCTACCGCGCTATCCTTCCAGGCTTGAAGTCTTTGAGCGTCAACTTCACGGCGTACTACGCCAACGACGCAACAAACGGCTTTGACGAATTGATGGCCGACTTTTTGACTGGCACCAAGCAAAAGGTAAAAATTGCGTCTATTGATTGGGATGCTAGTCCTAGCCCAACTGAGATTGTTGGTGACATGGAAATTACGTTTGACGCATACATCACCTCTTTGGAGTTGAGCGCAGGCACAGAGGACAACACGTCTTATACTTGTACTTTGGAGTGCGTCAGCGACATCACTTACGAAGCACACGTCTAATACATGAATATCACCCTAGACAATCAGACCTTTCCTGTGCGCGCCAATATGCGTGCCTGGAGAAACTTTGAACGAGCCACAGGCAACAAGGTTGCAGGCATCGACAGCGAGGACGTCACTATGATGCCCGAACTGTTGTACTACTTCGTTGAGGAGGGATGCCGTAAGCAAGGAATGAAGTTCGAAATGGAGGTCGACGATTTTCTAGGGTTGATTGACGTGGGTGATCTGCCAGCCGTGATGCAAGTCATTGAGGAATCCATGGCTCCGCAAAAAAAAACGGAGCAGGAGACCGAGACGAAAAGCCACTTGAATGGGATGAAATAGAGGAGTTGGGGTTGGGTCTACTTGGCCTGACCCCATCAACCCTCTACGACTTTACGTTCAGGGAGTTTAGCAACGCGGTTCGCGGTCGTTACAAATCCGAGGAGCTTCTAGATAGGAGCAACTGGGAACGCGTGCGATGGCAGACCGCGTTGTTGCTTAATGTCCACACGAAGAAAGGGTCAAGCATCAAAGCAAAAGACTTGGCTGTATTTCCTTGGGAAGAATCAAAAAAGAAAAAGCCAGGGGATGGGTTCGCCCAACTCAAGGCGCTAGCAATAAAGCAGAATGGCTAAACTAGGTGATCTCGTAGTCCGAATAGGAGCAGACACACGCGACCTCAACAAGTCGCTTGGACGCGTGCAGCGCAACATGCGCAGCATGACTGGGAATCTGACGCGCCTAGGCGAAAGCTTGACGCGTTCTATCACTCTGCCTCTAGCGGCGTTTGGAGCTGCAGCTGTCAAAAGCGCTGCTGACCTTGAAGCGCTGGAGACGTCGTTCGTCAGCTTGACAGGAAGCGCACGAGGAGCGGCTGATATGATGAATCAGCTCAACGAGTTCACGGCTAACACGCCCTTTCAAATTGAAGCAGTAGCTACAGCCGCTCGTCAGCTTATCGCATCAGGTACAGAGATTAGCCAAGTTAATGAGCAGCTTCAATTCCTTGGCGACATCGCTGCCACCAGCGGCACGACCATTGACGAGATCGCCGCCATCTTCGCCAAGGTCAACGCCAAGGGCAAAGTGGAGTTGGAGAACCTCAACCAACTTGCAGAGCGTGGCATCCCCATCTTCAAGGCATTGGCCGACGCAACGGGATTGCCTGCTGATAAGTTAGGGGCGGGAGCAGTTAGCGTTGAGCAATTCAACACAGTCCTCAAATCATTTGCCGAGGAAGGCGGTTTTGCTGCTGGCGCTATGGAGCGCTTGAGCAAGACAGCGACAGGGCGATTCAGTACAGCGTTAGACAACGCAAAGCTTGCACTGGCTAACATTGGCGAACAGTTGCTTCCCAGTATCAATGAAGGCTTGCAGAAGTTTACTGTGTTGATGCAGGGCTTTGCCAAGCTTACGCCTACTACATTGAAGATGGCTGGAGCAGTATCGGCAATTGTTGCGTCAATTGGCCCGCTGTTGACAATGATGCCTAAAATTATTGCAAGCGTTGACCTACTAAAAAAGTCGTTTTACCTCACTACTCCCGCTATCCTAGGCGTCGCTGCTGTCGTGGGTACGGTTGTGGGTTTGTTCATGCGTATCAAAAAGGAAGCTTCAGCTAGTGCCGACGAGGTGCGAGAAGTACAACGCGCCCTCGACGAATTGACAGAGACGGAGCTGCGACGTGAAGCAGGCGTGACGCGTGGAGCTAACCGTGCAGCCATTAACGTGGCTATTGCTTCGAGTTTGGATAGGGTCGCTGAAGCTCAAAGGGCCCTCGATGCAATTGAGGAGAAGATTCAACAGGGAGGCCCAGGTTTGCGCGCTGTATATCGCAACCGCATTCTAGACCTGCAGGAATATCAGGCAACGTTCCAGCGATCAGCCGACGCTGGCGAGCAGCTTCTCGTGTTCCTCGACAATCAGGCTGAAGCGTTGAGGGGCGTAGGAGAAGCTGCAGAATATGCAACTGAGAAGATGGGCGATTGGAGTCACATCACTCAAATGGCTATGCATACCATCACCGACTGGTCAGAGGGTACGCTCAAGGCACGCGGGACAATGCGTGATCTATTTATTGAGCTGACCAATTACCCGCCTGTTTTGTCAACGGTTGGAGAAAGCATAGACAACGTAACACAACGAGCTATGCAGATGGGTGATGCCATTGCCAACGCCTTTGGACGTGCAGCACAGGAAGCCATGACGTTTGGCCAAGGTGTTAAGATGGTAGCTCGTGAAGTGTTGCTCGCTTATCTCGCACAGACTAAAGCAAAGATTTTGCAGAACTCAGCCGAGGGCGCAGCGGGAACAGGACCAGCATATCCTATCGTCATGGCTAGTTTGATTGCTGCAGGTATGGGCATCATCAACCGCGTGGCTATGCCTGCCCTAGCGGAAGGCGGCCTTGCCTACGGACCTACTACCGCATTGATTGGCGACAACAGAAATGCTCGCATAGATCCCGAGGTTGTCGCGCCATTGAGTAAATTGAGAGACATGATGGGAGGCAATCAGGTTGAGGTGTTTGGGCGCATCAGCGGCAACGATATCTATCTCAGCAACTCACGCACAGGCACCAGCCGCAACCGTTACGCATGAGCTACATCTACGTCAGAGGACTTTACGAGAGCCTAAACAGCGAGAGTTATGAGGTAAGAATCATTCATAACGTAACAGGCACCGACACCACGGATGAATTTCACGTCGGGCCTGAAGGTGCTGTCCTTACCTACGAGGCAGAAGATGATTCAATCGTTCTACCTGGTATTGTGCATTCGCGTTGTGAGGTAGAAACAATTTGGCCAACATCGCTAAACACCGAGCTGGACACACTGATTACAAACTTGCAGGACGCTCAAGATGGCGATTGGATTTTTGAGCTTAGGCGAGGCGGAAATGTCATTTGGCTTGGCTCAATTCTTATTGATGAGGTAACGACGAGCGAAGGAAGCGAGCAAAGAACCATGATGATTAAAGCGACCGACGGCCTGTCGCTGCTTAAAAACGTACCCTTCAACGATTCAGGTACAGCCTACACAGGTTATCACACTGTGTTTACCACGTTGATGGATGAGATCATTCAAAAATGGGTGCTTTGGAGTTACTACGACTCAATCACTGCCTCTACAGATTTGATGCTGTATGGAGCCGATGATGTATACAATACTGATGATTTATTGTATAGCGTCGTAGCTCATCCAGCTG